TAAATTAATGAACCAGCAGTAATTGTTTCTGCTGCCGTAAAGGTAGCATAAATTCCTTTAGAAGAATTACTATAGGAGGAAATTGTCGTAAGATCAAATACTGAGGTAATATCTTGTGTTCCTTTACGATATGCAGAAGCATTAACTTCTCCATTTATATTCCAAACGCTATCATCACCAATAGTTAATTTTGTAACAGAATTTTTCTTTAGGTAAATATATCCAGTGCTATTTTCTACAGTTAACTCTAAGTTATTTCCACTAGATGGTTCAGTTATTTTTAACTTAGAATTTCCACCACTAGCTGCTGCAATATTAACTGTGGCAGCATTTAAATTATTAGCAGACCAATCAACAGTTGATAAGTTAGAATTATGATCATCCCAAACTTTTCTCCAACTACCCCAAGTTGGCCATTTTAACCTAAAAGATAATTCTCCAGAATCAGCCAAATAGTTGTTTTGTATTACACCATAACCAGTTTCATTACCATATACATTTATGATACCATATGGATTAGGAAAATTTGTATTACCTGTACCGTTTCCAGTTGCATTAACATATGTTCCAACTTCATTTAAATTATCAAGATTTTCATTATTAATTAATCCTCTTTTTATTGCAACAATACTAGATAATTGTGTACCATCAATAGTATCAGCATCCAAACCTGATCCTGCACCATCGTTATTTTCATTCCATATTTTATATCCATTGTATTTGGGAGTAGTTCCATCATCTGAGAATAAGCTATTAACTAAGGTTGTTCCGTCATACTTAATTATATTATTGAGTGCTGTTATATTGGGATAGTAAACATCTGTTCCATTAATAAAATTATTTGATACACTGTAAACCATTCCCCCAGAAGTAGAAAAGTAACAATTTAATTTTACTGTACTATCAATACTAACTGAAGTATACCTTGTAGGTTGTGTTCCATATAAGTTAACATTTTGAGGACTTAGACTATACCCATAAATTCCTTGAACAGGTAATCCTAAAGACTTAACTGATACATATAAATCCCTACATCCTGCTGTCATTATTCTAAGTTCAGGGTGAGAATTTGGACTTAAAAAACTTACTCTACAATTATTACAGTAAATAGCTTGGGAATTAGCTGTCCCATTATACATAAATACATTATAGTTTACTGTGTCTTCTGGATAAGTTGCATGTAGTTCTGAAAATACCACATTATTTAGAGTAACAGTTCCATTAACTTTAAGATGTGGAGCATTGGATATATTAGAGTAGAAAGTGCAATTTTGAAAATTTGCTTCTGTAGTTACTGTTAAAGGAACAGTATTTGTTAAAAATCTTCCTCCATCAACTGTTACATTAGTTAAAGATACTGTTTCTACACCTACACTAATGTCTCCACTACACTTTATTAATCCTCCCCCTGCTGCTACACAACTCGTTGCTGAAGACAAAAAAGTAGCCCAACTAGTAGCAATAAATACTGGATAACCGATATTTAAAGGTTGCCATGTATAGTCTCCTCGCAGATATTTAAGTCCTGTTGCATCTGGGGTAATTGCATCTAATACTCCTAATGTTCCTTTTATAATTCCTGTTAATAATCCTACTTTAACATTAGTTCCATCATCAGAAATAGAACTATCCCCAAGTCCGCTTGGAGTAAATTTAGATAAAACATTCTCTGTTCCACTTATAGTTGATCCACCATGTTTATAAAGAATATCAAATATAATGGGTAGTGCGTAACCCATTGCTGAGGGGTCTAACCTCTCAAACCTTATGGGAGAAATATAGGGTGCTACCCCATCTCCTACACTTTTATAAATATACGCTAACCTTCCCTGTTGGGGGCCAATGTTAACTATAAAATCATCTGTAACTTTTATTCTTAAAGGATCACTATCTACATTAATTTCTGAGATAGTGTAGATATGCCCTACCCAATCCATAATATAAAATCCTATAGCAACACTATTGGTAGGTGCCCCAGGATCATTAGGATTAATATTAGCAATAGATACAGTATATGTAACTGAATCTATTTGTGTTACATTATCTACTAGTGTTTCCCATGCTATGGTAGGTAAATAACTCATTAACTAAATATTAAATGTATTATAAGTTGTGAAGGAAATGTTGCTAAACTTTCTATTTTAGACTGTAATAAACTATTATTTACTAAACCTGAGTAAGCAGCATTACCTATAAGTAGTCTTTCAGTAGAACCTGATACAGAATATATATTACAGAATGCTAATCTTTTACTAAGATTATGTGTAATAACTAAATCTGCTGGATTAGTTCCATCTGCTACTAAAGTCCATGTTGAAGGATAATCTACACCACTTACAGCAGCACTAACTCTGGCACCAACATTTCCTGCATTTGGTAGAGTTATAGTATACAAACCATAATCACCAAATCTTGGCCCAATATATTTCCATGTTCCAGTAAAATCTGAAGCACTTGGTATTGCTATTTCACTAGATGTGCTTTTTATAGCAATATAAGGTAATGTAACACCAACTACTGGATCAGTAGTAAAATCTGTTCCACTAGTATCACTAGCATAAGCAATATATACATAAGCATTAGTTCCATCTGCACCTACTACTTGTCCAAGACTTAACCAAGTGGAATCTCCTACATATCTCCATTGCAAATTAACACCACTAATTTGTAATTCTATCTGTTTACCATCAATACCTGAAGTATAAGGAACTACTTGCCATGTTCCATCAGCTCTAAGAAACTTAGTAGTTGTTCCATCTAACTTAGGTAAAAATCCATGTTTAGATGTAGTAGAATCATTAGTAGTTACATTAGATAAAACTAATCCAGTTTCAGTATGAGTATGTGAAGTTAAAGCAAATGCTGTTGAACTAAGTCCATTAAGTTGACTTACATTAAGGGTAATAGGTTGAGATAATGCGTTAAGTAATGCTAAGATATTAATTGCTGTAAAGGTAGAACTAGGTAAAGCATTATCTGCCTTAGTTCCTTGTGCAGCAGTGGCTAAATCAGCAGCATGTTTACCATCTACCATATCTGCATTACCAGCAGTATCAGCATATCCACCATTAGCAGTAAATGTTTTAGATGGATTAATTATAACAGTTCTACTATCTCCTGTTCCAGTAGTAGTAAAGTCTGATGATGCTAACCACTCTAATAGAAATTTACCTACACTAATATTATCTAATGCTACTTTAATATCTTGATTTACACCACTAGAACCTTCAGGAACTAGAAATTTACTTGATAGTTCACTAGAATTATCTGGAATATTACTATCTTGTAATGGTTGTTCTAACAAGAATTGTCCAGAAAAGTTAGATGTATTAGACATAGTATGAATCTTTAAATGCTGATATAGCCTGAGTAATTAACTCAATTATATTATTAATATCATTCTCTAGTAATGCAGTTTGAGTAGTTACATTGTTATCTAGAATATAGTAATAGTATTCTAGTATATCAATATAAATATCAATAGCAGTTAGAATATCTTCCTGTCTACTAGCAGTATACTTACTACCTATCTGTAACTTTTCATAATTCTTTAAACTAAGTTCCAGAATAAAAACTTTGCTAGTATAAATTACATTGGCTAGAGTTAGTGCAGTCATTATCTAATGTTTTGTAGTTGAAGTAAATTCTGTTGAAATGCTTGAGGATTACCTGTATCTGTAGAATATCTTAAATTCCTAAGTAACCTTATTTTTTCATTAATAATATCCCTAAGATACTTGTCTTGATAGTATCTATAGTTAAGTGACTCTTTCATAGTAGAATCACCTATAACTTGGTAAAAACCCATTGATAATGATAAAGTGTCATATCCAGTAGTAGATAAAGTAAAGTCATACATATCATCTGGATAAGGATTATTAATACCAATTATACTACCTATATTAAGTCCATTAATACTATTAAAAGCAGTTAAATCAGTTCCAGTAATAGTATAAGTTCCACTTTGAGCATTAGTTACACTTGCTATAGTTAATACTATATCTGTAGTAATTGCAGTATCATTATTCTTTATATTAAAACTAGAAGCATCAATTGCTTCAACTATAGTTATATTAAACGTTGACATAATTAATTACCCTTTCTTTTATTTTCTTGTTTTTGAGTTTCTACTAACCACTGAATATTAGTTTTAATAGAAGATAAATCTGCACCTGTAGCAACTCTAAAATCAGTATTCTCTTTAACTGCTTGTTTTATTTCACTCTGATCCTTATCATAGATTTTTACATCTAATTTATTAAGTAGTTTATTATCTAACACTTTACTATCATCTCTATTGTCATTATGATATAGAAATCCTAAGTTAACTAATGCAGTTAGAACTACTACCATTACGCCTGTTAATAGTTGAAATTTTAATGGGCTTTTTACTGATACTGGTGTTGACATAAAATGAGATTTAAATTGTTAATAATTAATTTTCTGTTTTTTTATTTTTAAAGTAATTTATAAAAATTCCAAATACTATTGTTAAAAATGCCAATGTTTCCATCCACCATGTCTTATTACCTCCCTTAGAAAACTTAATTACAAGAATTAGCACAACTCCTAAGACAGAAATATACCATAGATGAAAATCTACACCCACTGAAAATAATCCAGCCAGTGCGCCCAATATCGCCCCTACTGAATGAATGATACCCTGAGTCTTTAGCCAGAATCTGGGGGCTAATCCTACCGTGATTAAACCAAGTCCAGAGAAAGGCAATAAGTAGGAATGAACAGTAAACCACCCAAACAGCCCAACTCCTAGTCCAAGTAAAACTAAGGTCAACTGAAACTTCCACTTATCCTTTATCTCCCTATAGGAGTCAGACCAGCTATGTAATACTCCATGATTGTCCACCACCCAAAGAAGGTAAATAAAAAGGATTAGAACAGGTATAATTAAGTAGATCATAGCGTATCAATTACACCTCCAAATGATTCAAGTATTGCCTTGTGTTCTGGAAGCAACTCCTGGAAGTAAAGATATTGCCCTCCATTTTTAGCCTCAATGGGAATATCCAACTGCTGGCGCATTACAGCAAGTTGAGGATAATCCACCAGCATCCTAACGTAATCAGAATCCTTTAGAAAAATCCTTGTGGTTCTATCCTTGTATAGCCAGCCATTAATCCTATCCTGCTCAATAATGGCAGCATCCCGCTGTTCTGGAGTAACTACTGGGGCTGGGGTATAAGATAACTTTAGGGCAGCAATTTCATCTAGCACCTCCTGCTCTGTAGGTTTAGCAATGTAGTCACTTCCTGCCTTAATAGCAATGATAGCGGTTTCGTTCACGTCAACATGAACAATCATGTTGTTGGAGACTTCCCCATTTTCGTAGATGGCCACATAAGCCTCCCCTTTAATTTGCTGTAGTGTTGAAGTTTGTATGTCCATAATATTAGGCGTATGGGTTAGTAAGTCCCTGCACTGTAATTTCATTACAGCAACAGGTGTTATCTGTTCCTTGGTAAAGATGTTTATCGTTGTCCTGATAGTTTGATATAAACTTAGAAGTACCATCAAGATCAATAATTGGAGTTTCTAACACCTTTGTAATTGGATCAAAAACAAAAAGGGAGCAAGTCACCTTATCTATAATCTGTAGTGTAGGCATATTATGAAGTTCTAATAATAATTGTTGCAGTAAACCCTGCGGATGAAAACGTAGCCATTATGCCTAAAAGATCAGCATTGCTAGACCCTCCAGTTGGAATGCCCATGTTGGCTCCGCTGAAGTTTAGGGTTAGGTTCTTAATTGGGGGAGTAACTGCAAACATATCGTTATATGCCTTTAGCCTTGCATCAACTCCTGCGGTGGGAACAGATAGAAGATTGGAAGCATCTGTAGCCATATTTCTTGTAATTACCTTATTGCCTGCGAATCCAGTTATGCCAGTATTGGCACTAGGGGAGTAAGTTACACACAGAGGAACGTTATGATCTGGAATCACACCTGTAAATAGGTTAGAATTGAAGTAACAAGCAGTTACCTTAGGCATAGGCCAATTAGGAACTACTCCTACAAAACCGTTGGTTTGACAGTTAAATAGGGTAACGTTAGGGAGATTAAATGTAGGGCAATAATCTATGTAGTTTTTAGCTAAAATTCTAAAATCTGTTACACCTGTCCATCCATCAGTGCTAGTCAAAGATACATAAATAACATTGTAATTTCCAGGCGTATTAGTAGAGATGATTGTATTGCCAAAATTCCACCTAATAACTACTCCAGACTTTACGGCATAACCTCCAGAACCAGCACCATTTCCAGTTAAAAAATAAATCCAATCTGCCTTAGTCTTATTCAACCCTGATGGGCCAAAGGTATTATAGTAGTACCCAGTTCCTGCGCTATCCACATAGGTAGGCTTACACCTATTAATAAACTCTGTCTTAACAGCAGCAGAGTATGTTCCTGGGTTTAAGGAAACGTAGGATGCCCACATCTTATCAGCAAATGAGGATACCCCATTCCTTCTGTTTAAACCTAATCCAAGCCCAAGTGCTAATCCCATTATTAAATATTTTTCTTAATTAATATTAATGATCCAGCTGTTATAGTTAATGTAGTAATTCCATCATAAGGATAAAATATCCCTGCAATAAATCCTAAACTATTAATGTTTTCTCCAGGGGCAAATGAATGTATTGTAGATTCAAATTTAATTGAACTAATAGTTACCCCATTAGCACCTACTATAAATCCAGAATATTTTCCTGTTGGAGCAATACCAGCACCATCACCATAATTAGATAAACTGGTTAGTGTAAGTGTACCTGCTAATGCTAACTGTTTAGAAGATAGTTGGTTTGCTGCATCTTCAGATATATCTGTGATACTTACTGGAGCACCTTTTACTTTAGTCATAATTGTTATTATTTAATTTGCTAATATATAAAAAATAAAAATACAATGCAAATAATTTTTTCAACAAAAACTATTAACTTTTGCTATATATAATTATGGGGAGAAATTACTCTCCCCATAAGTTATAAAATTATTTACTATTTACTAAAGAGCAAATACAGTAGTAAAGGTAGCAATACTATCAATACCAACCTTATGAGCAACTAGAATCCTAGCACTTACAACAGGTTTCTGACCAGTTCCAACAAAAGTTGCTGGAGTTTGCTGAATAGAAATATCAGTGTAAGTATAGGTATTACCATAAGTAGCCTGAAGGTTAATTACAGGAGCACCATAAGCATCTGCATAAGGAGCACCGCCTCTTTTATTCATATAACCATAAAGTTCCTTATTAGCAACTTCTTTATATGAACCATTTCCATAACTTATACCAGTAGTATAAGTAATAGGAGCAATACTTGAACTACCATCTTCCTTAGTAAAACCTAAAGTAAAATATACCTTATTGTGTACATCAGTACGAGGATTCCAAGGACTAATTGCTTGACCTGTAAATTTCAAACCAAATGAAGTAGGAGCAACACTAGCATAACCCATATTGGTAAATGCACTAGAAGTAACTGCCCTATCCAAGGTAATAGTATTAGTAGCATAAGAAACTACAAAATACAATGATGAAGTAGCATCAGTAGCAGAAGCTTTTAACCTAATTGCTGTTCCAGCAGCAGGAGTAATACCATGTCCAGTCTTTGTAATTACTGCACTTCCAGAAACACAAGTCCAACCTGTGGTATTAGTATAAGTTCCATTACCCACCCTATCTGCAACAATTGAACCAGCAGCAAGTCTACCTATTCCAAACTCAGAAGCAAAAGTATCAAATAAGTTGGTTGCAAGTTCTTGTGCAGAAGCATTTACAGTGTAAGCACCTAAACTTTTAATAGCTGGAGCAGTTCCAATATTACGTTGAGTATAGTCAAGGATAATCCTCAATACATACCCCTGAGAAGCAACTGCATCCAAGTTACCAGTAGTTCCATTCCATCCAAGATAACTTACTTGTTCTACAGGTGCAGAATAAGTTGCAGAAATCTTTGTTACAATATCACTAGGAGTAAAAAACTCACTAAAACTTAACACACCAGTATTAGACTTACTTACAATTCTTACTGGTGTAGTAGCAGCAACCAAAGTTGTTACAAGAGCACCACTAGCATCCTGAACACCTACTGCACCAGCAGGAAGATCAGCAGTAGTAGTAGCACCACCAGCAGAAACATTAGCTACAAAAACATCCGTTAAGGATTTTTCAAAAACATCCATGATAAATTATTATTAAATTAAACAATATGTTTATTAACCTATGATTGTGAATAAAAGATAAAAATTTGCACTCAATGCAACGGTTGCATGTGCATTATAAACTGTAATAGTCATAGAACCATCACTTCTTGTAACCTGTTGAACAATAGGTGTTCCATTTCCACCATAACCTGCTAGTTGAACATTAACAATAGAATTAGCAGTAATATAACTATTAGTTAAAGTAAAGTTAGCAGAAGCAAGTCCTGCCAAGGAACCATGAGTCATAATTACTGAACCAGTAGGAGCATTAACTGTTGCTGAAGTTCCTGGAGTAGTAGCTAACACAGCAGTCATTTTTGCCACACCATCTGAGGGCATAAGGGAATTAACTCTATCTACAAGAGCATTATACCATCCATCATATACAGGGTAGAATGGGCCTTTAAATAATCTGTAGAAATTAGTTTTTGTGATTTTGTCTAGTAAAGCCATTTTTAAAATTATTAGATTAAAACATTATTTATTTGATTCTATATTAGAAATCTGATATCCTAGTTGATCTTTTACATAAGCATTGGCAAGTGTAGCAGCTTTATCTACAATCTTTCTATGAATAGAATGGTGTAGAATGCAATCTGTAGTTGCAGATAACCCTTCAACTTCTTTAGGAGAAATATCTGCTACTATAATTGGAGTAGGTCTTTCTACATATACAATCATATATGCATCAATAGAATTACCATCAGTTATAAATACATTACCAAAATCAGTAACTAATTTCCAGAATACACTTTTAATACTAGGATTGGAATGTGGATTATCAACTTGTAGTCCATATCCATCCCAAGTTACTTCTTTTAAAGGTATAAGAGCACCAGATGCAATCTTTATAAACTCAGCTTCAACGTGAAGAGGATTAAAACTAGGATCAGTAAAACTAATAGTATATGCATTAGGTAATGCAGGATATGCAGATATTCCACTGGTTTTAGAGATAGTTTTAGTAATATTAGCAAGAGCCAACTTACTATCACTATCTCTTTCTAAACCTTGGTCTAAAATATCCCTAATAACCTTTTCTTGAGCTTGTGTAAGTAGTATAGACCATTGAAGATTGGTATATCCAGGTGCATCAGCAGATGCTATACCTTCATATACAATCTTAACTTCTCGTAACATATCACTTGCAGTAAGCCCTAACATAGTTTACTAGATTTTAGCATTCTTAATTAACTGAGTCATTTTAATATAGGTATTATCCTGAGATTCTTTTAGAGCAACAATTCTTTCTAAAATTTCTTTGTAAGAATACCTAACATCACCTTCATCTACAATAGAGAAAGAATTAATACCTTGTTTTGCAATAACACCAACTCTAATACATTTATCAATGAAAATTTTATTCTCAAACTCTGGGTCAGTAATTAGCTGATACATCTTGACGTAATCATCTTTAAATGCTTTATTCAATTCTGTAACAAGCCATTCTTTAGTAACATCTTTAGGAATTTGTTTACTAACCTTCTTATCAGTAATGTATACACCAAGTAAATCCCTTAGTTTCTTTACATTATCTTTAATAGTGCCATAGTAAATATAATTCTCTGACATCATATCCATTGTCTTGCTACTCTTATCATCCTCATAGTTTTCTTCAACCAATACAAACTTATAGTTTATACCTTCTTTAACTTCATCAGGACTTGGTGCAATACCAATTGGATAAGTATTTTTATTAGAAACCAAAACTCTATATTGCAAATTTTGTTCTGGATCATCTAGTTTAAACTCCATTCCTCTACTCATAAAGTCTGGAGTCTTTTGAACATCTACCTTAATAAATTTTCCTTTTTGTGTATACCATTTACTTTCAACATCATAAGGATTAAGATTTTGACCTAAAACAGATTCAAAATATTTTCTTTCATCATCATTTTTAAATGGATTAACAATATTACCTCTATCATCAATAATTCTAAATGTAAATGATGCTACTGCACCTTCCCACATAAAGTAACCACTATGAGTTTTGTCAGAAACCATCTTACCACTCTTGCTAGTGATAGGTTTAAGAAATACCTTTTTTTCCTGTAAATACCCTGCTTTAATTGCTTCCTTTTTTTCCATGTTTACTTAATTAATTTTAATTACTTCTTGCAAATATAAACTATTTTTTTATTTAAAGCAATAGGCAAGGGTAAATAAATACCCTCACCTAGTTACTCTAATAAAAATTCTACCATCCTTGAGGTAGCAACCTACCAGTAGAGAGTGGGTTTATAATTGCAACACCACCCCACCAAGCCATACCAACATCATAACCATCCTTATGAGAAGCAGTGTTCTTAATAGGAGAATTAGGACTGTATGGGTCACGCATACCTGGGATATAATACATTAACTCATCATTACCCTTAATAGCTACTTTCTTAATGTTAGCTTCACCATTGGTTGTTCCAAAGTCAAAGATATCATAAGTATAGCTGGACATATAACCACCATTAGGATGTCTCAAACCACCATTGGTGATAGGATCATCTTTCATTGGGTCTACAATAACACTAAATTCAATTCCATTAACAGTAACAACATTGTCAAACTGGTTGAAATCATAAGTCTTTCCCCCATTCTTCAAGTTCATATCTGTACGGAGAGTAGGATTACTTTGAGCATAAAGCTTAATAGCCTCATGGAACTGAACTTTACCATACTCACCAGTAACTAAGGTAAACTTACGGTTATCTTCTTTAATTTTACCTACACACATTCCAAGTGCAAATTGAACCAAATAATCCACGGAAAAGTTGTTATAAAAAGCAATATTACCACCATCCATTTGTTCATACATACCAAAACCCGAACGGATTATATTACCAGATTCACCCCTGTTACCATAAGTTCCATCATCCAAACGGTTGGATTTTCCATACATAATCAACCTAGACTTATCACGTCTAAACTGAGTAGCAGCATCAAAACCAAGTTTATCAATCCAGCGAGTTTGGGTCTTACCATTCTCATCCATAAAGGCAAATGCCAAAGGAACATTCTTACCCTTATTAATCATATTACCACCAACTTCATAATTCTTACGAATCATAGAAGGAGTATTCCTAAGAATAAAAGGAGAAGTGTGATGAACTCCATTACCACGAATAGAAAATTCCTGTTCAACCTGACCATACATTTCTGCAAAGGTAACCCCAGTTAGAACATCAGTGTAAGGAACAAAAAGGTCGTAGTTACCAGTTACAAACTCAGCAGTATAGAGATAAGTATCTCCAATATTTTCTACTGAAGTAAGACGTAGTTGATAACTCTCTGTACGTGGCCCAGCAATAACTGTAGGAATCTCAAAATAATGCTCTGGGAATACCATATAGAATACAGATTTACCCAAACCAAGTTTAACAGAACCATCAGTTACAAATGTTCCAGCAATAGCATTAGCTCTAGATGTAGCAGCACCCAAAATAGGGATACGTCTCTCATCAGCACCAGCCAAGGGCCATTGATATTCCTCATCTTGCTCTAAAGTTAGAGTGGGAAGTTTCTCAATATGAGCTACAATAGTATCATCACCATAGTTAACGTCATACATTCTACGAACTACTTTGGATAACCATTGTGGTTCATTCATACCAGCAAACCCAAGGTGTGCTTCTCTAGTCAAACCTGACCAGGCTTTACTATCTACAACCTGTAAAGGACTAAGTAATTTACTCATTTTTTATATTAATTTAAAGTTAGTTTATACATTAAAATAGGGCTTTATCTACTGATTCTTTATCTGCTTTAAAATCATCTTCTAAATTTGTATTAGGATTAAATCCACCCTTATTTGATCTATCCTTAATTGCATCCTTTAATTTTTGAGATGTATCTGTTACAATTTTAGTCTTAGCCCTTTCAGGAATTCCACCTTTATGCATATTATTCTTAATAGCATAAGCAAGCCAAATATCAAAATTAACTGGGTCTTTTTCCCTCTCTAACCAAAGTGCAGAAGTTACTCTACCATCTTCAGTTTTAATAGGTGTAAAAATCATACTCTCAATATCACTCTTTTCTTTCTTAGTTAGTTTAGTTCCTTCAATAATAGATTCTTTATTTTGAATTGCAGTCTTGTAAGAACTAATTGTTTCAGCCTGTCTTTTCTCTTCATCCTCTTTAGCTTTCTTAGCATTTGCTACTTCCTGTTTAATTAAAGTAGTATTTCTTTCTTTAAGAGAAGTAAGAGCTTCTTTAGCCTCATCAATATCTTCACCAGATTCAACTAAGTTTTTTACAAGTTTTTCAATCTTAGCATCATTAAAAGTAGTTGTATTCTTATAGTGTGCTGTTAATACTTGTTTTCTTAACTCTTCATTTTCTGAAGTTTCTAGTGCTTCTGGATCAATCTTGTTAATAGAGTTTCTATCTAGAATAAGTTTCTTGGCAACCCCATCACTAACTCCACTATCCAATAGTGTAGTATATTCTTTAAAGTCTTCCTCATACTGATTCTTAATTTCTTCTCTAGCTTGATTAATTGTGTTTTCAATAATTTTTGACATTACTTCAACTTCACCATCATCACCTTTTTCTTCTAGAATCTTTTTAAGTTCATCTTCATCATAATCAGAAATTACCCCCTGCTCTCTAAGCAAAGAAGCATGAAGCAAGGAAAAAGGAATATCATTAGTTGAACTAGGTTTATCATCGAGAGCAGAGGGTTTTTCTTTACCTTCAACATTCTTTAATTCATCTAATACTTTTTCTTGCGCTTCTTTTAAAATAAGTTCATTAACATTTACACTATCTACTTCTTTAGTTCCTTCACCTTTTACTGTCTCTGTTTTAACATCAGTATCAAGTGATATAGTTTCTTCTGAGTTACTTGATCCAACATTTAAGTCAAATCCAAATTCCAAATCTAATCCTTCTTCTTTTGCCATTTTCTTTTCCTTGCTTTAATTTTAATGAAACAAATATAAAAATATTAAGTTATATAATACAAATTATTAAGTCTCTAAAAGATTTCGTTATAGCCAAAGTGACTATTACATCTTCTTTGCTTCCTTACCTAATTCTTTGTCTAAGAAGTATAGAGATATACCAGCTTCTTCCATCATTGCAATTCTACCAGTAATATCTACATATTTTGCTTCCTCTTCAATCTGGTCTTTTAAATACCATTCTAAAAATTTAGCAGTAGTTAAATCTTTCTCAGCTAATGCATTAAGAGAAAGAATTTCAATAAATTTTGTAATTTCTACAGTAAACTTATAAGCATAATCAATTCCTTCTTTAACTGTACCATAATCTTTAGGTGGTGCTTCAATTGCAAAAGGAACAGGTTGAATATTTCTATCCTGTAGATATCTATAGAACTTCTTCATGTGAACTAGTTCTTCCTTAGAATACTCATGAAATAGTTGACCTATTCCAGTCCATCCTTTGAATCTGTAGTATTCACCCATTGCTCTAAATAATCTACTAGAATATTCTTCCCTCTTCATTTGGTCTTGTATAAGACCAACTAACTTATCAGATAATCTTTTCATTTAATACTTGTTTTAAATAATGTATAACTTGATCTACTTTTTTATCATTACTATAATTATAATATGTCCATTTACCATCTAAATACTCTAATTCTAAATTACTCTTCTTTTTCTTAAATGTTCTAACTAAATTAAAATTCACTATATCATCTTGGATATTTATAAACATATATTAGTTTAGTTTAAAGTTACTTTTCACCTGATACTTTATTTTTGAGTGCAGTCTTGGCTTTTAACTTTTCTCTAGCCATAGCATTCTTATCCTTAATTATTTGTAACTCTTTATCTGCTTTAATCTTTTTATCTTCAATATCAAGTTTTCTTTTCTCTAGGAAATCCTTCATTCTTAACTCATTTTCTTTAAAGGTTTTTTCCATAGTTTTATGATAATGATCTGAAGCAACTTTATTCTGCTCAATAGAAAGTTTACCTAATTCTACTGCATCAGGAATACCATTATTATTAGCATCAACAATAGCTTTGTCATTATATGCCCTAATCTCTTCTATCTGAATCTTAGTTGCATTATTAGCATCAACTGTGTATTGTTGTAACTCAAGTTCTTGTTCCTTAAATTGGTAAGCCTGTTGAAGTTCTGCTTCATGTTGTTGTTGTGCTTGAGCAAGTTGATCCTGTTGAGCTTTTAGTTCAGTCTCTTGTTGCTGCTGTAACATTTGCTGCTGTTCTTCTTCCCAAGTTTCAACCTTCCTTTGTAAACTAGTTGGATTCTTAGTTCTTATAAGTTCCATTACAATACTCATAGGAGTTTTATTCTGCATCATTTGAGGAACAAAAGATTTAAGAGTTTGGAACATTTCTGCATCAGCGCTTGTAGTAGAAATATCAACATCATAATCTGCTTCTCTAAATAGCATATCATCATACTCTAACATACCAATAGTGCCATCATCCATAACAAATTGTCTCTTGAATGACTTATCTTTCCAAGCAACCTTAGATGCCTCAAGTAACATTCTTAATGCTCTTACCTTAGTTAAATCATGAGTGCTAAACCATTTCTCTGTAATATAAGAACTTTGAGATACTGCTCTTTCTACTCCACCAACTGTCTCTCTATTCTCAATAGCACCCTTTCTTTGTGCAGTAATACCACAAGTTTCATCTAGTCTTTTCTGTAAGAAATCTAAAATTTGCATGTTAGACTGAATAGCTTGTAAGTCACCTACTTCTAAATTTTGACTTCTATTATTAGCATTACCCATGATTTTACCCATAGCAACACCTTTATTTACTTCATTATATGGGTCTTCAAACTTTAAGTTCATAGTATACATATAGTAAAGCATCTTATCCATTTCCCATCCAGTAGGTTTCATAGATAAATCAATAGTTCCAACCTTACCTAAATATTTAGAAATAGCAAGTATTGTTCTATACATTATAGCATTATAGAGATATTGATATTCCTTTACATTATCCAGTAAGGACTGTGCTTTATTACTATTTACATTATTAATAGTTCCAACAATACCAGGACTACATATAGAAGGATTATCCATGTGTCTAGCCTGAAATTCTAGTGGGCCATACTTAACATAAATTTCATTAGCAATCCTAGTTCCTTCATACCATTCACTAATCCAATCCCACTCAACTTCTTCACCAAGTTCTTTCTTAGGTTTATACTGTTCTGGAACAATCTCCATCTGTCTTGAACCATCATCATCATACCAATACTTAAATCCAACTTTCCTCATTCCTCTCCATACAGTTCTAGTTACCCTGACATTACCAGAGGTATCAAAACTACCATTATAAAAGAGTGTAGAGTTAGAATTCATCATTACTAGATTATCTACACCTAGAGACTCTGTATATGCCTCTAAACTATATGGTACAGAACTTAACTGATCAGTAAATATACCCTGCCTGGCACCCCCTTTATTTAAAGAATAACCTTGTTCAATTGTATCAATTTGTTCTGGTGTTAAATACTCATGATATCTATCAATAGTTTCACCTACAGATAAATATCCATCTTCAACTATAATATCATTATCTTCAATCTTATAACTTTCACCACCTCTAAGTGTATAGAAGTTTAATGGATTACCTTTTCTTAATATAGGTTCTCCACCAACAATATCTACAACATAAATTTCTTCACTAGAAATTAAATAATCTTCAAAACCTCTACTAAATACTTCTCCTAAATCCTGAGTCTTATAATGATAGTTAATAATTTGAGTTCCCATTCTTTCCCTAATATCCTTGAACTCATACTTTCTCCACTTGTCAAAAGTTTGTATTTCTGCCTCTATTTGTTTCTGGTCAGTCATACCAGCAGTTAAATTTCTTCTAACTAACTCAGTAAACTGATCTTTAATAATACCTAACTTCTTATTTACAATATCAAAGCTAGTACAGGTTACTAATGGATTAAAAGGTCTTTTTCTTTCCTCTCCAACTAGAATTGCTATATTAGCATTAATTAGAGGATAGTTTCTATAAGTTGAAGGAAAAGTTGTATTTTCTAGTTGAAATGGATTAGTAACTAATTCCATCTCTTTCTTATCAACTATATTGTTATACAATCTATAGCCAACAATTTTATTCCTTCTAGTATTTCTAACTGTAACATTAGATTGTAAGTTGGTTATATTCCAATTTACCATTGATACCCCAGCATCAATACATTTCTTATAGAAGGTTTCATCCTTCTGTGCATCAGTTTGTTTCTGAAATGGAAAGTAAGTTTGGGAGTTATTTAGAGGTATTTCTGACATATAAAGATTAGTTTAATTAGCAAATTTATATTATAAAAGTATCAATAACAAAAAATAAAAAGTTCATTATAGCCAAATTAATTTATTGGAGCTCCATACATATTTTTAGGTGTAGCATTCTTATCATATCTTTTAAAGAAAGGGTCATCAAATATTTTACTTGCTTGAATCTCTTCTCCTTTAACATCTAGATTGTAAAGTTCTTCCTTATAAATCATTAACATACCCACAGCACTTATTCTATCAAAGTTACCATCAATATTCCATTGCAACGCTTCTTCCAGATAACCTACACTTCTAATCTTATGTAAATTTAATTTACCAGATTCTTCTTCTCCATAGGCTGGTTGTAACATCCAATCTCTTTGAAGTCTTCTTCCCGCAGCATTAACTTCTTTACCTGAATTAGTTCCAAGCATTTTATTACCATATAGATTAGTAGCCTTAACAATTTGTTTATCTTTCAACCAACTTGGAGTTGCACATAGTAAGTGAAGAATATGTTTTTGTTTAAAGTAGTTAAATAAACCTTTTTTATCATTCTCATAGTTAGCAGTAGCATTATAAAACTGTAGTAACCTAGCACATACTTCATAAAAATCATCTGCAAACTTAGGTCTACCAGTATATTCTGCTACAATTCTATTAGTAAATCTATCCATAATAAGAATAGAAGGTAATGAATTAGTAGTGGATGAATCATCATCAATAGGGTCAATACCTGCTATATATCTAAAATTCATTATTGCCCCACTACTATTAGTAGAAGGAAGTTCAAATATTTCTAAAGCACCTTGTATATTACCTTTATTCTCTAAAGGATATTCCCTAATGGGATTGATAGTATCATCTGATATAAATACTATTTGTCCATTCTTAATTACTAAGTTACCTACAAAATGTTGTGCTACAAAGTTTTGAATATTAGGTCTAATCTCTGATAGGTATTCTTTAATATCATTAACAGGAAATAGGTTAGAACCTACCTGCATTATACTTTCTTGTGGAGTAATAGGTTCCTCAGCTTTTTTCTGGGTGATAGCATTAGCATCTGTTGAACTATACTTTACTAAATATCTATCATTAAGAACTTCAAGTAATGCTTTAATTACATCAGGTTCTCCTGTAATATAATCATAGCAACCATTTCTATTCATATACTCACCCCAAAAGAATCCACATTTACTGGAAGTATTTACACCTTTATCATAAACATTATTTACTCCATATATATTAAATACATCTGGGTTATAAAATAATTTTTGTGATCCTGCAAAACTAGCTCCAGTAGTACCACCAGTTCCTGCTGCAAACATAAATCCTGAAGCTACATCTCCATCTTCTACAGCCTTTCTATTAATATTCCAGGCTTCTTCCAAGTTAGGAAATAAACCATCTTCTTCATAATGTATAAATGGGCCTCTAATACCACGAGCTTTATCAGGATTATCTTTTAGAGAAATACCAGTAACACTAGAAAGTAAACCTTTTCTGGCACCATACTCATCAGAATAACCTAACTGTATTTCCATTGACCTAATACTATCTATTAATCTTAATTTAGGTAATGGTGTATGGGCTCCTAACCAGTCTAAATTATCTACAATTTTACCAAACACACCTTTATCTCCTGATAAAAATGTTTTATCTGAAGCCAAGTGAAAGTTGGGATTACCTGAACCTGGTAATGTATACATATTATTTGGAGATACAGAACTAAACTTAAAACTTATACCTTTTCCACGAGCCTTTAATGCCTTACCATGTTTACCTTCTTGTCTAGCTTGGTCTATATAATGAAAGAATAAATAATCTCCCAACCAAGGTTTAGGAAATTCTCTTACTCTTTTACCTTTTAACTTAGTCCTTCCTTTAACTAATACTGTTTCTGTTTCTACTAACCAAATAGGAGAATAATTCCAATAGAAATATAAATAACCTGGAATCCATTCTCCATCACTTGGTCTAATCAATCCATCTTTCCATCTTCTTACTTCTTCCTTCCAAAATAGTTTATATTCACTATTAGGATTTGCATTGGGCATTATATCTGTGTAAAATCCATATTTATCAAAAAAGATTGCTCTTTCTCTAAAGAAATCTAAATCTTGTAGAATGTGCGGTTTAGTTATATCCACAACAATTCTAGAATCATTATGCTGTCTTAATGGATTCTCTTCACTTAATTCACTATGTTTAACTCTATCTTTTGCATAACCTCTTTCCTTCTCAGGTTGTATTAACCATTTAACAAAAGGAATATCAGTTATTAT